TTTATAGTTTTCAAATTGTTCAATAGTTCTTAATGTTTGATTTTCTTGAGCTTTTTCTACTGCCATTTCAGTTTTTCTTATTATGCCTAATGCTTTTAATGCAGCACCTAATCTTGTTGTTGCATTAGTAGATGCTAACTGTGTTCTAAGATTTTCCTCTGAAGCATCCTTACCAAAAGATAATGCTTCTCTTAAAAATTCAAAACTAGACACAACACCAAGAATTTGTAAATTAAGATCAGAAAATCTATTTATTAATTCAGGAGTTGAATCCTCTCTTATTTCATTAAATACTCTTAATACTTCCCCTGCTGCAGGAAGTAATTGCTCTCCAAGTTCCTCTCTAAGTTCTTGAGTAGCACTTCTTGCTATAAGTGTTTGTGCAGCAAATCCTGAAGCTTCTCTAGCAGCATTGCCCTGCTGAACTGTTGCTCTTTCAAATATTAAAGCTGATGTGGCTAATGCTTTTTCTTGTCTTGTTAAAGCATCTGCACTTGTTTTTCCTGTTTGTTCAAAAGCCTTTGTTTGAACTTCTGCTTCAGTTATAGCTATACCATAAGTCTTTAGAGCTTCTCTTTCTCCAACTAAAGCTGATCTAAATGCTTGTAAAACAGGAGCTGCACCTGCAGTAATGTTATTGAATGATGCTATATCTCCTGCAAGATTAAAAAGTTCTGATGATAAGTCTGCTGATTCTGATTGAGTAAAACCTATTCCTTGTGCAACAGATCCAAATACTGAAATAAGTTGTTGTGCTTCTGAAGTTGTTAATCCAAATAGATTAGCATTTTCTGCAAGTTGTTTGTTGAGTTGTTCTGCAGCACCACCAAAAGTAGTTCCAAAAGCTCCTGCAGCTTCTTGAGCTGAACTAGCTGCTTGTATTGCTGCCATAGAAAAATCTAAAAGAGATTTGGCAGCTAAACCTGCTGCACCAACTATTGCAGTTGCACCAATTCCAGACATACCTGCACTAAATTGAGCATTAGATTTAACACTATTTTTAACATCTTTATCAAGTTTTGTAGTTGATTTAGATACTTTATCTAATCCCTGAGATGTTTTGTTAGCTCCTGTTAGCTTTAGGAACATCTCTAAAGTTGCTCTAGCCATTATCTCCTCAATTTTGCTCTAGCATTAGCTTCTGTTCTAGCCTTATGCTCTTTTTTATTTCTATCTATGTAGTATAACTTCCAAGACTCAAACTCTTGCATACTCATAGATTTTCTTAGAGAATCAACTGTCATGCCTAAATCTAAAGCTAGTCTAAATTCAAAAGCCAACTCTGTACTATTCTGGAAACTCAGAGGCTATAGAAGCCTGATCCTCCTTAGTCCAAGCCATACACCTATAAATGCCTATTAATATTTTATCTATTATTGCAGGTGTTGCTTTGCTGTAGAACTCCTCAACTTGATCTAAATCATCTAGTTGTGGCTCTTTTATGCCTTTGAGCAAAAGATGTTTTTCAAATAAGACTTCATCTCTTACACCCTCAACCTCTGAAAGTTCATTGATTTCTACAGTATCAGCTTTAGTTAAACCTGTAACTAATACAGTTGCTTCCCATTCAGGAATTTCAATTTCTTTTTCAGGTAAAGATGGGGCATTAGATATATCATCTAAAGTAAGTCTTTTCATGATTACCTCTTTCTGTTGTGAATTACTTAAGTATTATTCTAAGCAGTTCCCTCAGTTACATCTCCACTAACTTGAAAAGCTGCTGAGAAGCTTACTGCTCCTCCTACATCTGGTGTTCTATCATAACTTGTGCAGATAGCCTCTCCTGATGCTTTTGGATTGCCTCCTGTAGTTCCTATTGGATAGAACTCAAAAGATCCTGCAGCTCCAACTATAGCTTTGAGATAACCATCAACAGTTGCATCAAAAGATCCTGAAATTGTTATTGTTGCATCTTTAAGTCCTGCTACATAAGCTTTAGAACTATTTGAAAATGCAGAAACTTCAGCTACATCAGCAGTTTTTGAAATAGCAACATCTGTAAGAACATTAGAAATATCTCTTAATGTACCTCCAGAATCATCTATTTTAAAAGCTGCATTCTTTCCATGTGTAAATGTTGGCATTTATCCTCTCCTATTTCTCTAATTTATCCCTGTGCAAATCCTACTGCTGCTGTTATGCTACCAGATCCACCAAAGGTTAGAACTGCTCTTGCATATCTTGCAGGATTACTTGCACTTGTTTTAAGTTCTGATGTTGTTCCTGTTGCCTGAGTAAAAGTTATATAATCAGAAAAAGAAGCATTATCAGAACTTGTTTGTATTTTAACATCTAAAGTTGGGCTACCAGAACTAACTGTACAATGCAGAACTCCTGCACCACCATTTGTTCCTGCAGCTCCAAAATCTACTGATGTTTGATTACTTGTACTTGTTACAGCAGTTGGAGTAAGTAAAGACTTACCATCAAAAGCATCTCCTGTAAATTGGAATGCTACTGCTACTGCAACAACTGACCCTACATCTGCTGATCTATCATAAGATGTTTCTATTGTAGTTCCAAAAGATACAGAATTGCCTCTTGTATATCCTATTGGAGCTATTGAAAATGCTGCACCTGTTCCACCAAGTTGAGCTAAATATTCTGCATCTGCATCAGGGCTTGTACTTTCAAAGTAGCCTGAAAGAGTAGCTGTGCCATCTTTTAATCCTGCTACATAAGTTTTACTAGAACTAGAAAATGTAGAAGTTTCTGTTACATCAGCTGTAAGTGATAGTGATGCATCAGTTAATGTTGTTGAAAGATTTGTATTATCTAAAATTACTACAGCATCTTTACCATGTGTGAATGTAGGCATCTACTATTCCTCCTCCTCTTTTATCATTTTACTATCAAACTTAATTGCTGCATTGTTCTTAATTAATGCTTTAGCCACTTTATCAGGCAATTCTAAAACTTCTCCTGCTTCAGCTCTTACTTCTTTTTTGTTTATTGGAAAATTACTCCCAACTAATATTTTCACTTTCATGCTATTACCTCTACATTGAATGTTACACCAAGATAGCTTGTACCCTGTGTAACTTCATACTCTCCATAATCAGTTGCACTTATTACTCTAACAGACATTGCTGCCCCTCCCAAAGTTGGATCTCCCTCAATAGCAGCTTTTATAGATGTAGCTCCTGATGAAGCTAAGAAAGCATCTACCTCATCTTGAGAAGTTTGAGCATCTATTCTGGATATATAAACAACTATTGGTATTTCATAAGTATCTGCACCTCTGCCCATTGTTGAATCATAATTAAGAGTATTTAGAGGAGCTACAAGTGCTATTGGAGGTACTATATAATCTGGCACAAACTCACTTGCAGTAAGTCCAGATATTGTTTCTAATCTTGTTTTTAAGCCATCTCTAATGCTTGTTAATAAAGCCATTACTTAACACTCCTAGCTATATCTTTTGCTATTAATCTTAACATATTCTCTGCACCCTCTTTAATCTCTTTCTGTTTCTCATAGACAACACCACCTATAAATGGCTTCATCTTTAAACCTCTTTTAGATATTGCTCTAGCAACAAGAAAAGGATTCATTTTAGGTTGTCCTCTCTTAGCCCACTTAGCTAGGCTTGATCCCTCATGATATGGAGGAAAGAAAGGCTTTGTTCTCTTTATTGGGCTAAATCCTCTATATATTGGCTTACCATGAATAAAAGGAGCATAATTAAGATCTGTAGCTAATTTAAAGCCCTCAGACATCCTAAGTCTATTTGTGTTGCCTAACTTAGCTGTAAATACAGATCTCCTAGTCTTACCTGTGTTTTTATTGCCTCTACCTGCTTGAGATCTAGGGGATGGCTTATTTTCTAAAGCATTTAAAGAATCATCTTTAAGTTCTCTTGCTAAATCATTAAAGAAGTCATTGCTTCTTTTATTCCAAATAGTTTGTGAATTTATAGATCTACTAAGATCTAATGCTCCATTTAATGTTAGTTTCATACATTATACTGTCTATTTGTATTGATAGCAGTAAGTCCTACATAAGGCCTACCTGATGCAAGAGTTATTGTTGTTTTCTTAAATGTTTTAACTAAGTTCTTAACATCTGGATCTAGTTCTGATAAAAATACCACAGCAGGTTGTCCTGTTTCTGGATTACCAGAAAAACCCATTGGGCTATTTTTTCTCTGAAAGAATCTTGATGCTTGTATTAGTGTTGCTTGTGCAACTGCAGCAGGAACAGCATTTGCTCCCTCTTGTATTGGGCTACCAAACTTAGCTGTAATGGATAAACCCTGTCTATGTTCTGTAGGTAAAACTTTACCTGATTTCTCTATAGCCATAATTATTTTAGTAAATGGCAATATAGGATCTAATTTATCTGCATTATAAGGAGCTAAATAATAATCTGTATTTAAAGTTAATGTTTCAGCAACTGAGCCATCAGCATTAAGTGTTTTAACTATAAGCCCTGTTGTTGTAGCAATATCATCAACATCTGCATAATCCATAAATTCACAATCATACAATCTAGTTTCTACTGCATCAGATATTGTAAATTGTCTGCCTGTATAAGCATCAATAGCAGCAGAAGCTGCATCTAGTGCATAATCTAAGTTTGCATCTTGTGTTGATCCTGATAAGCCCATCCAGACTTTTAATTCATTCTTATCTACATATTGATGACTCAATATCTAACTCCTTTAGGTTATTTATTCTCTGATGGCTTTACAGCTTTTGTTTTAGGTGCAGGTGCTTTTTTAGGTGCAATCTTAACATCAGGTACAGGATCTCCCATACTTGCTATAAGAACTCCACTTTGAAATGGGCAATTTTTACCTTTACCAAATTTACCTGTGGCATTATCTTGCCAAACAAAATCTGATTCTTTTTCTATAAACTTCATATTTTTATTCTCCTCATGGAAAGCAGAGCCAATCAC